CAGCTACAGCTCTCGCTACAGCTAGAGATTTCTCTCTAACAGGAGATGTTGCAGCTTCAGCAGTTAGCTTTGATGGTTCAGGCAATGTAAGTCTATCCACAACTATACAACCTAATAGCGTTGCACTAGGAACAGATACTACAGGAAACTATGTAGCAACTGTAACTGGTGGATATGGTATTGATAGCACAGGTGCAACAACTGGAGAAGGTATTGCACACACATTAAGTTTAGATATTAGCGAACTCACAGTAGCAACAGCAGTAGCAGCTGATTATGTAGCTATAGAAGATGTAACAGATGGCTCTACAAAGAAAGCTCTTATCGGTGACATTATTTCAGAAGGTGACATCACAGCTATTGTTACAGGCTCTGACTCTGGTTTAGCTGGAGGAGGAACACAAGGTGCTATTGACTTAACCTTAGATGCAAACAACTTAGCTTCAACTACAGCAGTAACAAGCGACTTTATCATTATCCAAGATGTGACAAATAACAGTACTAAGAAAGCTCTTATTTCTGACATAGTTAGCTTGGGTGATATTACAGAAGTTGCAGCAGGTACTAACTTAAATGGTGGTGGCACCAGTGGTGTAGTCACTGTTAACTTAGACACAACAATTACCGGTTTATCATCAGTTACTTCTACTGCATTTGTAGGAGCTTTAACTGGTAACGCTACTACTGCAACAACTCTACAAACTGCTAGAACTATAGCTGGTCAATCCTTTAATGGTTCAGCAAACATAGCAATAGATTTAGGAAACCTAGATGATGTAACAATAGGCACACTATCCAGTGGACAAGTACTTAAATACAATGGTTCTGCCTGGGTTAATGGTTCAGCTGATGGAGATATTTCTGCTGTTAACACAGCAGCCAACTCTGGTTTAGCTGGTGGTGCAACATCAGGAGATGTCAACCTTACAGTTGACCCATCTAACTTAACTGATGGTACAAGTATTACAGTAGATACAGCTAATGATTTCTTAATCTTAGAAGATGTAACTAACAACACAGTTTATAAAGTTAATCCATCACAGATAGCTTCTGGTTCTGCTAACGCACTTATCGTTGGAGATTCAGACTTTACACTTACAGATGGTATTGCTAATGGAATACACTACGAGTTAGACAATACAGATATGGCTGACTGGAATCAAGCAGGTGTAGTTCTATCTACAGCTGGTGGTATCTTCCAACACAATCAAGTACAAGCTGCTACATACACAGTACCAGCTAACACAGGTTCAGTTATGGCTGGACCAATCACAATCACAGGCACAGTAACGAATAATGGTACACTGGTAGTTATCTAATGGTAACTGTCAAAGTAAACACAATATCAAAAGCATCTGGCAATAACATTGCTATGCAAAACTCTTTAAATTTAAAGTCTTATACAACTACACAGCGTAATGCACTAACAAGTGCTGCTGGAGATATAATCTATAACACAACAGATAGCAAAGTACAGTTTTACAATGGCTCTGCTTGGAGTGATTTATAATGTCAACTCTTGAAACTAACGCTATAGGTAAATACTCTGGTAACAATGTATCAGTTGATGATAGTTTAAATTTAAAGTCATACACTACAACACAAAGAGATGCACTTACATCAGTTGCTGGTGATATGATTTACAACTCTACTGATAGTAAAGTCCAAGTTCATAATGGTTCTGCTTGGGAAGATTTAGGTGCAACACTTATATCTGCTGATTTTTTAGTTGTTGGTGGAGGAGGTGGAGCAGGTTCAAGACACGCTGGTGGTGGTGGTGCTGGAGGTTTAAGAACTTCATCTGGAACATCTGGTGGTGGAGCAAGTGCAGAAACTGCACAAACAATAGTAGGTGGACAATCTTATACAGTAGCTGTTGGAGCAGGAGGACCAGGTTTTCCAAATGATTCTATAGATGGTTTAGGTGTCAATGGTGGTCCTAGTTTATTTGCTTCTATTATTTCTATTGGTGGTGGAGGTGGTTCTGGTGGTAGAACAGTAGGTTCAAATGGTGGCTCTGGTGGTGGAGGTGGTGGTAATGTTACTTTTACTGGTGGAGCTGGAACAACTAATCAAGGTTTTGGTGGTGGAACAGGAACAGCTACAAACCACAGAGGTGGTGGTGGTGGTGGAGCTGGTAGCGTAGGAGCTAATGAAAGTTCTTCTGGTGCTGCTGGAGGTTCTGGGGTTTCTAATTCTTTATCAGGAAGTGCTGTAACTTATGCAGTTGGTGGTGCTGGAGCAGGAAATTATTTTGCTGGAGATGGAGCTGATGGTGGTGCAAACACAGGTACTGGTGGTGGAGCTTTAAGAGGAGATGGTGGTTCTGGAATAGTAATAATAAAATTTTCTGATAGTTACACTTGCACAGTAGGTGCAGGACTTACAAGTTCTAGTTCAACAGCAGGTGGATTTACAACTATAAGTTTTACAGCAGGAACAGGAACAGTGAGCTTTGCATAATGAGTGAATTAAAAACAAATAAGATTTCAACAAATGACCAGAACAATGTAGCAATAGATAATGCACTTGGATTAAAGTCATACACTACAACTGCTAGAAATGCTTTAACTTCTGTTGCTGGTGATATGATTTACAATACTACTGACAGTAAAGTACAAGTTTACAATGGTTCTGCTTGGGAAGATTTAGGTGGTTTAGTATCATTAACTCTTTCATCACTGATAATTGCTGGTGGTGGTGGAGGAGGCAGAGGTGGTGCAGGAGCAGGAGGTTATATAAATAGTTACGCATCTGAAAATTCTGGTGGTGCAACATCTACTGCTACAAAAATATTAACTTTTTTAGGACAAACTTATACAGTAAGTGTAGGTGGTGGTGGAGCTGGTGGAACTACAAGTGGAGAAGCAACTAATGGTAGCAATTCACAATATCATTATGGAATAGCAGTAGGTGGTGGTTATGGTGGATTAAGTGGTGACCCTAACCACGGAGGTTCTGGTGGTGGTGGTAGATTTTCTGGTGGTAACTCTAATGGTGGTGGCAATAATTTTGCACAAGGATTTCCGGGTGGAAAAAACAATCTTCCCGGAGATTATCCAACTGGTGGTGGTGGTGGTGCAGGTGCTATTGGAGAAACTCCATCAAGCAGTACAGCAGGAAGTGGAGATGGTGGTGTAGGTTTAGCATCTTCTATAACAGGTTCTTCTGTAACAAGAGCAGGTGGTGGAGGTGGTGGTGCACAACCTGGAGATACTTTAGGTGCAGGTGGAACAGGTGGTGGTGGAAGTGGAACATCTACATCTAGTGCTAATGGTGGTGCAGGAACAGTTAATACTGGTGGTGGAGGTGGTGGTACTACTTATGGTGGTGGAACTACTGGAACTGGTGGAGCTGGTGGTAGTGGCTTGGTAGTTTTAAGATGGGCTACAGCTGATGCAACTATTGGTGCAACTAGAACAGGTTTAACAGATGGTGGTGTACAAACAAGTGGCAGTGATAGCTATATTGTTTTTACAGCAGGTACAGGTACAATCAGTTTTAGCTGATATAATAGGAGAGATATGGCACATTACGCATTTATAAACGATAACAACATAGTGACAGAAGTCATTGTTGGTATCAATGAGGACAATACAGAAACTTTACCAGATGGCTTTGCTGACTGGGAAGCGTGGTATGGAGATTTTAGAGGACAGACTTGTAAAAGAACTTCCTATAACACCAGTGCTAATGCACACAGTGGAGAGGGAACTGCTTTTAGAGGTAACTATGCAGGTATAGGATATACTTATGATGCAACTAATGATGTCTTTATAGCACCTAAACCTTTTAGCAAGTGGGTACTTAATGAAAGTACTTGGACTTGGGAAGCCCCAACACCTATGCCAGATGATGGTAAACAATATGTTTGGAATGACAATACAGGAGCTTGGGAAGAAGTAGCTGAATAATGGCTAGTGAACTTAAAGTTAATACTGTAACAGAGTACACAACAAACAATGGTTTGACTGTAGATACTTTTAAATTAAAAGATGGTATTACAATAAACTCTGCAACTATTGCAGGTACACAGACAATAGCTACAGGAGATAATGGAGTAATCATTGGACCAGCTAATGTAACCGGAACAATTAATGTAGTAGGAAACTTAATAATTTTATGAGTACATTTTTAACTAACTCTTTGCTAGAAAAAACATCTAATACTGGTGTAACAGTAGATGGTATGCGACATCTTGATGGTGTTAAAACACACAGTAATGAAATAGGAAGTGCAACAATTGCATCAAGCGAGAATGGTTTGATTGTTGGACCTGCTAACATAACAGGAACAGTCAATGTAGATGGGAACTTATTAATAGTATGAGTCAATTAAATGTAGATACAATCGGAGAACAAACATCAGCTAATGGTGTAACCATTGATGGTCTTTTAATTAAAGATGGAGCTATTCCTTCTATTGCAGGTGGATTAACAGAATATGACCAATGGGATTTAACATCTAATATAACTACAGGTGCAAACCCTATTACATCTGGTTTTGCAAGACCAACAGGAACATTACAAACAAAACTAGGTACAGGTATGTCACACAGTTCTGGTGTTTGGACTTTTCCTAGCACAGGAATATGGCAAGTAGGTTTTCAATTTAAAAGTCTTGTAAATGCTGATGGTGAAATAGCTGATGGACATATTTACGCTACTGATAATAATGGTACTGCTTGGGATGAAATAGCAGTTGGTGGTACAGGTGAAGCAGGTAGTGGTAATGGTAGAGGTAATGCTAGTATATGGGTAGTGCTAGATGTTGAAGATGTAAGCAATGATAAAGTATATTTTAGAGCTAGTTTTAATGGTTCTGGTGAAATTAATGGAGCTTCAACTGTAAGTATATCTTGGTTTTGGTTTAAAAAGTTAGCAGAAACATAGGAGAGTAAATGAGCCAAGTTAATGTAGATACAATAAACGAATATAACTCTGCTGCAGGTGTAACCATTGATGGTTTACTAATTAAAGATGGAGCTATCCCTTCTATTGCAGGTGGTTTAGAAGAAGTAGATGTATGGCATTTAACTACAGATTTTACTGGAGATGCTAATCCTATAGCTTCTAATTTAAGTAGATGGGCTTCTGCTTGGGAGAAAATTGGTACAGGTATGACAGAAAGTTCTGGAGTATTTACTTTTCCTTCTACAGGAAAATGGAATGTAGAATTTAATGTATCATATACAACTCATCCTTCTAATCAAGCAGAAAGAAATGTTTTAAATCATATATCATACAGTAATGATGGTGGCTCTACTTGGGATGTATATCAAGCAAAAGCAAATGCAAATATGTATGCTACAAGTATGACAGCTATAGATAGTAGTGCTTATGCACAATTAAAACTAGATGTTACAAACACTTCAAATGACCAAGTTAGATTTAGAATTGATGTACAAGCAACAGGAACTAAAACTGTTGCATCTACAGCAACACAGTTAACTACTTATATGACATTTTCTAAACTAGGAGCTACATAATGTATGAAACTATAGAAGATGTATTAGTAACATTACATACAGGTCAATGGTTTGGATTTGATGGAGATAAAGTTTATGCAAATCTTTGGGTTGCAGATGGATATGATAAACCAACAGAAGAAGAATTGAATAGTTTATTATCTGACAAACAAGCAGAGTATGATGCTAACCAATATCAAAGAGATAGAGTTTATCCACAGCTTGGAGAACAATTTGATAAGCTATGGCACGATATAAACAATGGTACACTAGATAACACAGGTGAATTTTTTACAGCATTAAAAGAAGTAAAGGACAATAATCCAAAATGAGTACATTAAATGTTAATGTTATAGGCGAAAGAACTTCTGGTTCTGGTGTAACTGTAGATGGCTTACTAATTAAAGATGGTGCAATACCTTCTATTGCAAGTGGTGTTACTGAATATGATGAATGGACTTTAACAAACACTTTAAATACTGATGCAGACCCAGTACAAAATAATTTAGCTAGACCGACTGGAACATTGCAAACTAAATTAGGAACAGGTATGACACTATCTTCTGGTTTATGGACATTTCCTTCTACAGGTTATTGGCAAATTAAAATGTGTGTTTTATTTAGTGTTGGTGGAAGTGGTGGTAGATTTGATTTTGATTTAGTAACTACAAATGACAACTTCTCTTCAGAAGATAGAGTTGGATTAATAAGAATGTACAACGACCAATCTGGAACTGCTGAAACTAAAACGCACAGTCAAGATTTAATGGTTAAAGTATCTAATACAACGAATGATAAAATAAAATTCACAGCAGATTTTACAACTGGAGCACAATTATTTGGTTCAACAACCGAAGCAAGAACAGTCTTTTCTTTTATTAAAATGGCTGATATATAAAGTAAAATCAGATAATCCTAAACCTTAATTAAAAATTCTATGATAAAATTCATAGTATGGATTATTTAATAGGTTTTCTTTTAGGGTATTTTTTAAAAGAAGCTCTCGGATTTATTAAAAGAATAAGCGATTACGATTGGGATAATCGTATTTCATACCAAGATGAATGGGATTTTCTTACACAGGATGACCTTCCATAATGACAACTTCCAATGGCTTTACACAGAAAGAATTGAATCAAATGATATTTGATAAGTTAGATGACATAGATAAAAAGCTAGATGAGAAGTTAGATAAATCAGAATTTTATAAAGTATTGGGATTAGTTGCCACAGTTATATTAATTGTTGGTAGCCTAAGTATGTAGGGATATATGAAAGCACAAGTAAATTTAAGTCAAGTATTACAAGGTGGTTTAGCTGCTCTTGTTGGTTGGTTATTTAAAACAGTTAATGATTTACAACAAGAAGTTACTGCCTTACAAGTAGAAGTTATTAATTCAAACAGCAAACTTAGTGATGTATTGAACATCATACAAAATATTGATTCAGAGATTACAGAGATAATCTGGAAGATAGGTGGCTAAATGATTTGTGGTTTATGTACTGGTATGTGCAACACTTGTCCGATAGGTAAGTAATGTTTAAAAAACTTAAAGATAATCTTGGTCTAGTTGTTACAGGTATAGCTCTTATGTCCTCTGTTGGTGCAGGTATTCAATCTCTTAACGCTGTACTTATAACTCTTACCGGTATTGATGACAGGATGAATAATATTGAGTATGAATTTGTAACCCTTAAAGATAGCACTTATGTACAGAATGATATAGCTGTATTGTATGAGAAGATACAATCATTAGAGATGGCTGCACAGAATGTCGGTAGGTTTAATGAAGAGATGGCTACCTTACAAGCTAACTTATATAACTTAGAACAAACAGTTAGAGATGGTGGGTTTGATTTAGATAGATATTACTTACTAGAAAAGTGGGAGTATCAAGACCTTAATGATTCGTTGACTAGGGTAGAAACACAAGTACAAACTGTTAACAATAATATGTGGGAACTTAACGATTTAAAAACTAGACTGGCATACCTTGAAGCTAACAACCATAACCACTAAGATAAAGGTATGAAATTACAAGTAGTCAGGACACAATTTGGTAAGGATGCAACTAATGGGATGCTGTTTATTGATGGTAAGTTTGAGTGTTATACTTTAGAGGACCAGTATCAAGCAGTCAAAGTAATGCACGAAACCTGCATACCAGAAGGTACATACAAACTTAAACTTAGAACAGTTGGTGGATTTAACTCTCGTTACACCAAGAAATATCCTACCTTTCATAGAGGTATGTTGTGGCTAGAAGATGTACCAGGCTTTGAATATATACTTATTCATCAAGGTAACACTGATGAACACACCAGTGGTTGCTTAATCGTAGGAGATACACAACAAGACTTAGATGTAAACTTTAATGGTATGGTTGGCAGTAGTGCTAACGCTTACAAGAAACTATATCCTAAAGTATCTGGTGCAATACTTAAAGGTGATGATGTCACCATAGAATATACAAAGATAAACCTTAGTGGTGAAGATAACAAAGCTAAAGACCATATGATACTAGCTGATAGCGTATATGAAAAACTTCAAGAGATAAATGGAAATGTTATCAAAACAAATGCAATGCTAAAAGGTAGACTTATTACATAATGTTTGAGAGATTCAAAAGAAAAAGAAACCAAGATGGTACATTCAAGATGGATGTAGGGTGGACTCCTTGGAACGAAGCCTGGAGTTATAAGATGAATGAAGAACTAAAAGATATGTTAGAGAGAGCTGTATGGACTTTCATAGAAGCCTTCTTAGGTGCATTAGTTATCAGCCCAATGGTAGGAATAGAGGCATCAGCCCTTGAAATTGCTGCTATATCTGGTGGTGGTGCTGCATTATCAGTCATAAAGACATTCGCAAAGAAAAAAATAAGCTAGGAAACTGTCTTAATATCTGTCTATAATTAGCCTTAACAGAAAGGCTGCTTATGACAGAAGAACTAGGAAACAACTACTACAAATCAGGATGGTTACCCTCTATAGAGTTTGACCACAAGACTGGTAAGGGTGAGATTACTTATGTAGGTACTGACCCTGACTACGATAAGAAGTATGATTCTATATTAAAAGACTGGGGATTTGACCCTAAGTATTATGAGATTGAAGGTGCTGTCAAGGCATCTAGTTGGAATACACAGCTTAAAGGTGGCACAGTTGAAACCTTTTATGCGTTTAAAGGTGTAGTTAAAAGAAAAAATCCAGCATTAGATGAGTACTTTAATGAACTACTCAAGCTGTTTAAACACAAACCCCCATTAAAGAATAAAAAATATGGTGGTGACACTGCATTTATATTTACATTAGCAGACTGGCAATTAGGTAAAGCTGATTATGGCGTAGAAAATACCCTTGAACGCTACGAGGTTGCCCTACAAGAGGCAGTCAAACAGATTAAGGCACTGCGTAAGGCAGGTACAGCTATAGATGAGGTGTTCTTATTAGGATTAGGTGACCTCACAGAAAATTGTGACCAGAGCTTCTACTCCTCAATGCCCTTTAATCTAGAATTAAATCTATCTCAACAATATAGATTAGCTAGACAAATGATTATGAAAACTGTTGATACATTTCTACCAGTGGTTGACAAGATAACTCTTTGTGGAATCGGTGGTAACCACGGAGAAATGACAAGAGCTGCTAAAGGTCAGGTGTTATCTACAAGATTAGACAACTCTGATATGATGCACTTTGAAGTATGCCAGGAGATTATGGCACAGAACAAGCGTTATAAAAATGTTAAAGTTATTTTGCCTACTGATTACCACCACCTTTTAGAAATAAAAGGTATAGGTGTAGCTATAACACACGGACATATGACTACTGGTGGTGCAGGACCTGAAGGTAAGATAATGAAATGGTGGCAAGGTCAGATGTTTGGGTGGTTGCCTAGTGGAGCTGCTGAAATTTTAATAACAGGTCACTATCATCATCCAAGATTATTGAAACAAGGCAAGAGAACTTGGATGCAGTGTCCATCTATTGATGCGAGTAAAGACTTTACTGCTCGTACTGGTATGTGGAATGAGCCAGGTGTCTTAACTTTTACTATTAATAAAGATGGTTGGGATAATTATAAGATTGTTTAAACAGAGTACATACTGTATTTGACAGTGAGTTCTGTACCTGCTGGAATAAATTCCTCTGTAAATAAATAGCGTGTCATCTTACCTGTAATCTTACAGTTAGGTGTTTCGCTATGATTAATAAAACCACCAAGTGGGGTACGCAGTAGGTTGTTATCTTCACCAAACCAATGTGCGTGTGTCATACCTAGTGACTCGTAAGGTTCTAAATCTTTTAAGGTAAACAAACCTAACCCTTCTACCTTACTTGGTTGAATAGTAAGGTAGTCAGGTAAAGGTCTATACATTATTCTTCTTCCTGTGTTACTTCTTGATTAGTAATAGTCATAGGATATAGAGGTAAGATTGCAGCAATCTCTTGCTTACCATCTGCTTTATTAAATATAATTGTCTTAAAGCTACCTCTCTTCTCTAACTCTGCTAATATTTCTAGCATATTTACTTTACTTAAATCACTCATAGTATCTCCTTTGTATGTACTTTAGCATCTGATTCATACAGATACCCTACTCTTTTGTTTTTGTTATCTCTGTTTTCAAACCTACTTGTTGTTGGCATAGGTCTTTCTGTCCAGTTAAAATTGTAACCACTATCTGTTAGGTCTGTTATATTCCAAGTGTGAATATTTCCTTTGTATTCATTTAGATATATAAACTTTCTACCACTGTTAATAGCAAGAGCAAGATTAGTTTTGTATTTATCTTCTTGTATTATCCAGGAATCATACTTCGTATCTCTGGATTTTATTTCAACTAGATACAGTTCATTCTCTGCATCATATGGTGAGTACTCATCTTCAGCCAGTGTGAGTTTACCCATAACATCTTCATACAAGTCGTTTAAACAGTTAACTATATCTGTTTCTTCCATTAGAACATCTCTTCTTGTTGTTCTTTTTTGATTGATTGTTTATCAACTGACTCTATCAAAGCGTGACACACTGCCCATTCCCATTTATAAGGATTGTTTTCATCCTGTAATTTATATCTATTACCACAATAAAGATTACCTTCAAAGTCTAGGTACTTAATCTTATTGTCTTTACATAGGTAAGGAGCTTTGTGTGTCCTGTCAGGTGGAGCTGGTACATCAAAGTTATGATTAGGATATTTCTTTTGCAGTGTAGCTTTTAATCTCTCCACTGCAAATGAATCTCCTATAGGTTCTAAAGCCACTCTGTTGGGCAATCAGTGTCACCCCAACCTATCCAACCACAGCCTTCTTTGTCGCCATAATTGTTACAACTCCAGCTAGGTATCTTACCAAACTTATCTGGGTCATCCTGCTTTTTCTTTCGGTTGTCCTCTATCCATTCAGACTTACCACACTCTGGGCAGTTCTGTGTTATGTCTTTGAACTCACCTAATACTTTTTCAATATCACTTGTATCTTCAGACACAACTTCAATCATTGTTATATAAGTACTCATCTGTTCGCTGTTCCATTCAGATATATTTGTAGGAAAGCCTTGTGTTTCTGTGACATCTTTGTATGTGTCATTCATCATTTTCTTTCTTACTTTCTCATCAGGTATCATAGCTGTAACAGTATGGTCAAGCTGCTGTTTGTTGTTAGGATTCTTTTCTACATCCTTAACAAACTCCTTCTTAGCTTCAACTAATGCTTTATCTTCTTGCTCAATAACAACATCTTTAACTCTACCCTTTTTCTCAATAGGTTCTTGTTTGTTATCATCTGCATAGAAGTCATCAGTTCCTGACCATAGCTCTACGCCAAGACCGAATCTCATACAAGCTCGTTTGAAGGCATCACTCTCTGCAAGTTTAAGACACTCACCTAGTGTTGCTCTGTTAAGTGCTGCAGATTCTACATCTCCTGCACCATCATATGAACCCATACCTTCTATGGTTATAGTTCCTTTACCACCAATAACTTTGTCATTGATAATAATAGGTTCAAACTTCCAGTCATACTTAACATCACAATCTCGTAGTCTTTCTACATACACTGCGTGGTTAACATACTTTCCGAACTTACCTTTAGGTGGGTCCATTACTACTTCCTTTGGAAAAGGTTTAAGTAATTTCTTTTTAGTTTCCTTATTCATTTATTCTCCTGTTATCATTAGAGGAACAGAATGTTTTATTATTCATTTTGTTTCCTTTCTGATAGTAGAGCCTCTAGCAATAGAGGCTTTTCTATTTACTATCTTCATCTATTAATTGATATAATCTTTGTCTTGATATATCTAGTATTGTAGCCATATCAGTAAGTGGAACACCTACATTACGACCATTGTTTATTAGTTCTGTCCTCTGTTTCTTTAGAGTATTAACTAAGTCACTAGCTTCCTGTATTAGGTAAGCTACATTATGCAATTCTTCTAAGACATTTTTCTTATTGTCCATAGATTGCAATAGATTATTCGTGCGTTGATTCACGCTTCTCCTCTCTGTTCAGTCGCTACTAGCGTTAGCTAACTGATGTTTTATATAGTTCTTTGAGTCCAATAAAGTCGCCACTATCGTTATCAATAACAGATACAACATTGAACCCAGCCGAACGAAGCTCGGCAAACTTTACTCTTGCCTCTGCTATCGTTGTAGATTTGTCACCATCAAAGTAGTACACTTCTGAACCACCATAGATACTGTGACATTCTATTCGTATAGACATAGAACCTCTTGGTTGCTTACTGTCATTGTAACTAACATTATAATTAATGTATAGCTTGTTATAAATATCTATCAGGTGTCAGTTTAAACACACACCTGTTAGATACTTACTCTTCTAACACATTGAATAAACGCATTAGTCGTAAGTCCTCTTCTCTTTCCTTATCAATTTCTCTCTGTGATTTGTAACCACCATACTTTTTTACGAGTACTGTGAAGAGAAAAGATACTGCTAACATATCTAGGAAGGTCATTTCTTACCTGCTTTCTTCCTGTCATCTTGTTCGGCTTTCATCTTCTTTACAAAAGTTGGGTGGTTTAATTGTGTACCACCTTTTTTGTTAGATTGACTTCGCCTACGCTGTGCTCTATTCATTAGATTCAATCCTTTCTACTAGATTAAATTCAACTGGGTTATCCCAATCAATCACTACAAAATCCCCTGAACTTCTACCTAAGTCTGTTATGGTATCTATTATTTCAGTGAGATTATCGTATCTTTGTGTACTTGCAATGTAGACTGTCATTTTTTCTACGACTATATCTTTCATCACCATTCTTTCTCCTCTGCATAGACTTCTCTGTCTATTACTTTTGTATAACCAACAGTATCTCGTTCATACTCCATATCATCAATAGCTTGTTCTTTACTATTAGCTTCAACTACATATCGTACAGTTGTAGTTTCAATTACATAATAATCTTTCATCATTATTCTCCTTCTCCTCTGAACATATCCTCAAAACATTCAGGGTGTACACCAGTGAGTAGCTGTTCTCGTTCTGCTCTGCTATGCTCTGGGAATATATCCTGAATCAATCTTCTCTGATGTCTTGGGGTTTCTGTAAACTCTTTATACTTAGCTCTGTCAACAACAACAGCACCTGTTTCCCTGCAATGTATACAGGTAGGTGTCGTTACTACTAACGAAGTATTCAGTTCCCAATCCATTAGACTTGTTCTTCTGTAAAAGGCGACAGACAATAGATACTTGGTCTGTGTCCATTGAAGGGTAGTCCATTTGTATCTGCCTCTACTAGCGTATCAACAGTTGTTACTGCCTCATCTAGCGTGACATCACTGTCAAAATAAAAATCTACTGTTAGTATATTTTCATCTCGCTTCGCATTAACATCTACAAATTCGTAGACATCTGATTCTTTCATAAGTTTCCTTTCAATATGCTTCTATGTTTAAACATAGATAGCTTGTAACACACAATTAACGGGGTCTGCAATTAGTTGTTTCGTGTCTAGGTAGTAATGAACTACCAACCCTTCTTATGTGCTACAAGCTACCTATTGACTTGGGTGTACTCTTTACAGAGGCAAGGTTTAGTAAGTCAAAATTTCCCCTCGCTCACCCTTATAGATAGCTTGGAACACACAGATTAACTAAAACGAGAGAACAATTATGTACTCTACTCTATGTGTTACAAGCTACCTACTTATACAATAACAACGGTGTTGTTAACTGAATAGGTAGCTGTTTAAACAACTAACCTAGCTTGGCTTGTTGTTTAGTTAATGAATCAATCAACTTAGTAAGTTCTGTCTTGGCTTTCTTCGTACTGAATTCGCCTGACATATCTCGTAGTTGATTTACAGTTTCTTTCATTGTATCTAACCTACCTTCTGCATAATCTGCGTAGTCGTGTGCTTCATCAGCACTATTCTTCGCATCATAGGCATAGCTCTTAGCCTCTTGAACATTATCTTCTGCTTGTTCTATCTCGCTATAGAGTTCATCTAATAGGTCGGATACAGTTGTACCTGCATATTTTCATTCTTTATCATTTTTATTCCTTTCATATGCTCATAAAGAGCATTGAGTACTCGCTGTTTAAACAAGTACTCTATGCTTTCTACCACTCGTAATATCCATCAGGTATATCTGTTTCAACCCACTCACGACCATCTGATGTGGTATGTGTGTGTTGGAAATTGCTTTCAATCTCAACAGCTTTGATGTCGCTGTATGTTTCTTTAACACTCCAACCACATTCGTTTAGCCTGACATTATACATATTCTCGCCACCATTCTGCGTGTGTTCCTCTATCTTTATTCGTGCTTCCTCTTCTGAATCAGCTTCAATATAGACTTCACTTTCTTGGTGGTACTTTAAGTTTAAGTACCTCTATCAATATCAGTCTACTCATCTTGTATTTACTTCAACTTCCAATATAAATGTTTTCATATTGTTGTGGTGTATTGCACACCATTGACAGCACTGATGAAAGGTACTAAACCAATGCTGTCTAGCTGTGCATACGCATAATAAAGATTGCCTCTACTAGCGTTTACAAAATGTCGTAAGTAAGTTAATAAAAAAAATAAGCCAGATATTTCTATCCAGATTATTTATATTTATATATCTACCCACTGTTTAAACAATGGGTAGTTATATAATTATCTAAAATTACCTTCAGCAATAGTTAAGGTATTACCTCCACAACTAGCACAGGAAAATAATTCAGGCTCTTCAAAGCCATCATATAATTTTGGCTCTTTCATATCCGAATTTCTTTTCCATCTGTTGTAGTAACTGAAGCTGTACTAATTCGTATTATTAATCCATAACCTTGTTTTATGCTTCTGTCAGTGGCACTATAACAAGTATCAGGGCTTGTACAGGCTACCTTGACCGAGGTCTTAGGTGCCTTTGGTTGCTCTAATATTGCAATATGTGGAACTAATCCGAGCTTAGAAACAACAGGCTTAGCCCATTTATCAAATGCCCCACCTCTTACAGTGGCTGTTGGTTTTCCTTCAGCACCTAACATTTTTATAATTAGGTTACTGAATCCAGTCTTGTGACCAGTTCCAACAGGTAGCACAGCGTGACAAACTTCGTGGGCTAGTACTTGAAAAATATCTAATGTATTTTCTAAGTTACCAGCTTTTAAAGTTGGTCTAATAAATAGGTGTCGTGTTCCTGATGAATCATAATCCTCATTCTTGACATCTTCCGAAGAGTATTGGCAAACTCCAATCGTGGAGTTTTTCATTCCCTTAGGCATATGACCGAATGAAGCCTTAATCTCATTTGGTTTCTTTACAAAGTTATTAAAGCCACTCGCTTTCAATTGTTTAAAGATTTCATTAATAGAATCTTCAAGCCATTGTTCGCGTGTGCCTTTATATGTTTTTGTTTTACTCATTTTATTATTACCTTTCTTGATACGATTCATTTAGAATCGGTGTGCCTACCTGTTTAAACAAGTAAACACACCCATTTTAAAAATTATGATTTGAGCACCTGAAGTTGTCAGCGTGGTAGTCAGTAGCGTAAACTCTACTTTTTCCATACAAGACAACCTCAGGGCACTCAGGGCATATTATTAATCTGTTAATCCTACAATCTCGGCTATATTTGTTGTTTTATGGGCTAACCATAATAAAACAAACAGTGTGAGAGTCAGGCTCAACATTTGCATTAAAGCACTCATTGACTTAATGAATGTTTTTTAATGAGCTCTAACAATTCTTCGTTAAAGCTATGAGCGTTTGAATCTTCCATAGCATAATAAAAGACAGTAGCAATTAAAGATGGTGACCAACTAAATAGCTTTGAGATGTTATCGGCTAATTTCATTTGAGCTGAAATTAATTCATCTTCTGTAATTGTATCTAAGTTTCTTAACTCCCATACAATTTCTGAATACTCGGTTATTCTTTGTTGTGCTCTGTTTATTATTTGCATTTCTAATGAAATACTCATTTTGTACCTTCTTTCTTTTTAGTCACAACATCTAAAAATTAGATTTAAAATTTAGATGTTG